ACTTTATCTTTAAATTTTACACTGTACTTCATATAATCACTATCACCATCCCAATCAAAATAATCTTTTGTATCTTCAATTAAAATAGATGCAGCAAAAGGTCTGTAATCTTCTCTGTGTTTTACCTTGCTGTTAAGTATGTGTTTTCCATTTTTAACCTCTGGACTCATTAATATAGATCTATTACCTAAAGCTCTAGGTCCAATCTCACCATGCCCTTGATACCAACCAATAATTTTACCGTTGGCTAAATCTTCAGCAGTCTTTTTAATCGTATTTGTCGATGCTTCTTTATCTGGTTTTATATCTGTTTGCCAATAAGGGTATCCTGTATTATCAAATTTTGGTTGATTGTAATGTTGTCTTAAAAATTCAATACAACCTAAGGATAATCCTTCATCATTACAATGAGGAGGTATAATAAGTTTCGGAAATTGTTTTCTTAATTGTGTATTGATGCATACATTGTGTGCTACTCCACCTGAATAGGTAACAACATCAGTAGGTTTAGCATACTTCATAAAAAATTTAGGAAATGCTACTTCCATGTAATCGTGTAAAGTTCTTAAATAATCTATAAATTTATAATTAGCAGCTAATTCACTACCTACACATTTTACAAATTCTTTAAAATCAAATATTTTTTTAGTATCGTTTAATTCAAATTGTGAAATGTAATTATAATACTTTTGATTTATATTACCAAAAGCTTTTAAAGCCATAAGTTTACCCGCAGCATCATCACCTACTGCAAAAATATTCATGTGCTCACCCATAAGAGCAAGTTGTTTACCTAAAGAATACATAGTTTCTAAAGTAAATACATCTACAAATTTGTTATCAGAAAATATACTGCAAGATCTTCTCAAATCACCAAAGCCATCTAACACAAAATCAATATCAGCTTTATCTACAAGTGGCCAGTTTGATAAACTATGGGCATAGTGGTGATCCACTCTAAATACTGGACAATTTAAATCGGTAAATGGTTTATGTGGTATTTTAAATTCTTCATACAAAGCTTTCGGATCTTCTTTTTTAAGATGGGGATACCTAAAAACATCAATAACAATAGCTATTGCGTCAAGTTCAGATAGTTTGATGTTAAAATAATTTTCTATTTCACACCATTCAAAAAGATTATTACATCCATAATGTTTAACTTGGTTGTATCGTTCGTGTTTAAAATATTTTACACTTATTCCATTTGAGTAAGAGATATTAGAGTCATGCTCACACAACCTTAGACCTAAAAATTTCATTCTACTATTTCAATGTTGCCGCTAATAGTCATAGCCTGATCACTGCTTTTAACCATATGTTCTAAGTAACTTGGAAAAACAACCATATCACCTTGAACAACATTTGGCGTAATTGTAGGCTTAATGTATTTTTCAAGTCCTAATGCATAAATCATGTCATAAGCAGGATGGTAAAAAACAGTTTGTGGTTTTGGTAACTTTTCATAAATAGAAAAACTAAAATGTGATTTAGCATGCATGTGTCTATCTTGAAAAGTTTTTTGATAAATGTTTCTCCAGATTTGGATTAATTTAATTTGCTTAACATTTATATCTTTAAGACAATTAGCTATTTTACTTAACAAATAATATTCACCATTTTCACCAAAAACATTATCTTCTGGATTATCACTAAAAGAAGATAAAGTTTGACTACTCCAATGTGTTTTAAAATTTTTACTATTAAGAAATAGTTTCTGCGGTTCTATTTTAGTTACCCAGATAGGACTACCAAATAATTGTTGATACATTACTCTTTGGTTTTACTAACTAACTCCAATTTTGCAACCTTTATTTCTAGGTCTTGTTGAAAATCATCCATAGTAGTATCAGTGTTGGGATCAGCAACATCAGAATCAAAATGAGCTTTGCTATCATACACCTTACCTGTTCTTTTGTGTTTAACAATTTCTTTCGCTACCGCTGGTATCTTAATTAAATCGTCAGACATTATTTTATTACCTCTTCATCTTTTAAAGTTTCATTACCTATTTTTTTATCTATTTTATACACTTCTGAACGTATTTCAACTGCTGCACCCATTAATTTACCTGCAAACTTTGCAGCTCCTTCTGGGGATAGATCAAAATATTTTTGTTTATTTATTATCTTTATTTCTTCAAGATCAAATTCGATCCTAAAGTGTGTACTATTTTGTTCACCAATTCTTTTAAAAATCATACTCTTCCTTGTCCTTTGTAACGTTGTTTTTTCATTCTTCTTTTCTCATCTTTATTTTTATTTTTCTTGTGTGCACCAGGTCCTCTTTTCTTAGGTTTGTCTCTAGGTATAAAATGAGTAAATTTTTGTTTAGCCATTCTGATCTGATCTGTTCAACAATGCATAAGATATTACTCCATGACAGGTATTAGCGTTGTCTACTTGCATTACTAATGAATCGCCTTCCTCTAAATTTAAAGGTTCACCGTTAATTGGATATACAGTTGTATCTGCAGTGACTTCTTTATGGTAAACAACAAAACTTGTACTAGCACTATTATCGTGAAAATAAATATGTGTATCAACGTTGTTATTATGTTCGTTGGCCAGAGTGTAGCCCTTAATTATTGCCCTTGATTGAGAATCAATAGTTAATACGGTTGTTAAGTTAGTAGTGCTTAATTCGTATCCTGAGTTTTTATATTGTAAAGACATTAATTATTAAACCAAGTAAATGCTTGGTCCTCCTCTGTTTGATCAACTTGAAATGTAGTATTTAATTGATCTTTTAAAGTTCTTAAGGCTTGTGCAATTTGCCTTTGGTTATCTTCAGTATACTCACTAGTAGGTTCTGGAATAATAATGTTAATTTTTGCCATAACTAAATATAAACCATATTAAAAGATAATGCTAGTCGGTCTTTTTGGGATTTGTTTATTTCTACTTCATGAGGCAACCAACAAGGAAAAAATAATATACCCTTTTCTTTTGGTTGCAAAGAATACTGATGCCAAAAACATTTGTCTTTAGTAATAAGATCTTTATGTTGGGTAACAGGGTTTGGGTTATAAAATACTATATTTCCTGAATTTTCAGGTGTGCTTAAATAGTATACTCCAGACAAATCACAGTCGCCATGTATGTGATTTTTGTTTCTAGAACCAGGTGGGTTTTTACAAATCCAAGCACTTACAATAGACACTTTTTGATTTGTCATACATTTAAATATCTTTTCTATTTCAGTTTTCGAATACAAAAAAGAACTTACTTTGCATATGTTTTGTGTTTGAACAGAGCCCTCTGTAGAACTGTTTTGTGCAGTATAGTTATTTGTAACTGCATCATCAAATATTTTTATTAATAAATCTTTATTTAATTCTAGTTGACTACTCCATACGGGAGTTTCGAATAAACTATTTCTTATCATATATAAAAAAATCCATTAAGTGTTAATCGACAATTATCTTCTTGTCCATAGTTTAATAAAGATTTGTGAGGATATGTTCCTCGAAAAAATATAGCTCTATTTTGAACAAAGTTTATTGTCATTTGTTCTTTTTCTTCTTGATAGAATACTGTTCCAGAATCTAAATTTGTTTCAGATAAATATACAATTAATGCATAATTACTATCATCTGTATGAATCCAGTCTTTCTCGTTATCTTCATCATATCTTTTATGAAAACCTAAATTTATTGCATCGTAATTTGTAAAAGAAAATTTTTTCTTTGTAGTATTTAAAATATAATCAAACAAAGATTCATCACGAAATAAATTTCTTGTTCTTAGTCCTGGCCAAGTATTAATACCTCCAGTTTCAAAACTTAATTTATCTGCATTAAAATATTCTTTTTTATTTGCTTGTTGCAAAATAAAATCTAAATCATCAAAGAAATTATCTACTACTTGTAGATCTTGCATGTGTTATCTGTGCAATGCAGCACCTCTTTCAGCAGAATCGAAGCCTCTTCTACTTGCACTTCTTGTTTGTCCGCTTCCTGTTGTTGATGCTCCATAGTTTTCTCTAGCAGTATCTTTGCTAGTATAACTGCCTTTGTTGGTATCATACTTACCACTATTTATGTCTGCTTGCACCCTTTTTATATCACCTCTTCTGGCAGCATTGTCTCTTGCTTTTTGATCTCTTTTTGCCTGCATGTAAGCCGCTAAATTTGCAGATCTTCCAAATAGACTACCTTGTATTTTATCGTTTACTCCGCCAAAGAGGTTCGCTATGCCTGCAATAGGGGCAAAGGCTAGGCCTAGTCCCGTTCCAACGATTGCAGGTAATCCCAGGGCCTTAGCACCTAAGCTTATACCCATTCTTTTCAAAGTATCTGGTATTTGTTTTTTTGGTGGTTCATTATAATTAGACATTTCCATTATTCTTGGATCATCTGGAGCATAAACCATACCGTCTTGAAAAACTTGAGGACCTATACCCTGTGTTGGAGCATTTAACATACCCATATTTAAAGACATGTCACTACCAGGTAAGGTTTGTAAACCCTGTTGATTTTGAAAACCTTGTTGAATTACATCCATTGCAGCAGCATTAACATTCTGCATTCTCTGGTTTTGATTATATGTATCTGCAGCGTTTTGTGCTAATTGACGATTATATTGTTCTAAAATTAAATCTTCCATTATCCTCTCATACCATCTGGTTGTACATCAGCTCTAAATGTTCCAAATCTCCAGTTTTGTCCTGTAGATAAGTTTGCAACTTTTAAACTAGCAAATCTAGATCTTGCACGTGTATCAACCTTATCAGTTGTACTATTAATTGTAAATGGTCCAAGTGGAGAGGACGCTGCGGTGTCCGTTGGATAGTCGCGTAAATTAATGGTTACTTCAGCATCACCAACTAATAATTTAAAATCTGGAATAAATCTTTTCATACTCATAAAAAATTGACCATCACCACCATCAGACAAGTCAAAGTCACCAGATTGTATAAATGCAGGGATTGCAGTTGGGTTACCCAAAAAATCTACCTGATCATTACCGACTTCGTGTGCATAGTATGTTGAGGCACCGTTAGCTGCACTTACTCCTAGTATTGTAGGAAAAGATGGAGTTGCAGTATTACTAAACTCAGAAGCATATGGATTGTCATAAAGTGTTGCGTCATACCAAGAAGTTCTAGCTAAAGATCCTGTAGTCCAAGTGTCTTCTGTGTAATTAAAAGTCACTACTCTATCGAT